TGTCTAATTGTACAGCACCTACGTTACTTAGTGCTGCATCTCCGAAGTCTACTGCGCCTGCAACTGTAAGTGTACCTGAAACATCTACGTTACCGTTAATATCAATAGTAGTAGCATTAATTTCAATCTCTGTATCAGATACTAGGTCTAGTACACCATCAGCAGATTGATAAATATAAGTACCTGAATCACCAAACTGAAGTTGGTCAGTACTTGAAAGAAGTAAGCCTGTATCGGCTACGTGTGTTAGTGATACATCTTGATCATCACCAAAGTTTATTACTGCACCGTCAGCTAAGAATAAATCACTAAATTCTAATGAAGATGTACCTAAAGCTGCACCGTCAGAAGCATCTGGAACAAAAGCTGTAGTAGCTGTTATTGTAGTGCCTTGAAGTGTACTAGAGCTTGTAATAGCTCCAGTAGTTGTAATTGTATCTATATATGCATTCTTAAAGTATAATGAACTTGTTCCTAAATCTACATCACTATCTGTAACTGGTGATACAACACCATCAGATATTCTAATTTGTTCAACGGCTGCTGAAGATACCTCTACAAATACTCCCCAACGATTATTAGTACTATCCGCAACTATCTTATTTAAAAAGTCTAAGTCACCTATGGTATGTATATTACCACCGTGTCCTGCTGTGCCGTCATGTCTGTGTCCTGTAGAACCAGCAGTACTTGCATGATATGCAAATGCGTTTACTAATTGATTGTATTCGTTGTTAAACAATGCAGCAGTAATGGTGTCTCCATCACTAAAACTACTTTGTCTTGTATAACTATATGCCATTTCTTATATTCTCCCTGAAGGTACGTAATCTATATATATTCCATTTATTGTGTAAGGTCCATTTGTATCGTCACTAAATAATCTAAAGTAAGCAGTAGTTCCTGTTCCTTCTATTGTTTTTCTAACCATTGGATTTTCTGCGGCACCAAACGTAACGCTATTAAAAACACCTGATCCGAAAATTGCAGCACTAGGTATCGTATCTAACGTATAATTAGAAGGTTGCGCAACATTCTCGTCATCGTAATCGTAACCAACTCTTAAAGAAGGTTGTACTGATCCTTCTGGTTTTACTGATAACTTTATATATTTTAAAGTTTTTAAAGTTCCTAAATCTCCGAAATCCATGCTCGGAGTTTCATATTCAGCACTTATATTTGTTGCTGTTCCTGCTGGATTAAAATCATTTCCTGTATCGTGGTTGTAAACATATCCAGCATAATCACCATGATAAAATTTCTCTACACCAGTGCTTGTAAATCCAGAAGCTATTCCAGCACTTGCTTGTATTCCTTGTACTTCAGACCACTCAAACCTAGAACCACCTTCTGGTGTAGATCTTAATGTTCCTATAATACCTTCTGAGACACTTGTTGCTGTTCCTGAAGATCCATAAAACAATCTATATTGTGACTTCTTTCTAATAACACAACTATTTATATTATATGAACTAATATTAGATGCTATATCTCCTATAATTGGTTGTATCTTTCTACTCAAAGATCCTAACTCTACGTCACCGATTCTTGCTGTACCTGCTACTGTTCTTATTCCATCTGGTGCTAAAAACAATAATTGTCCGCCTATTTCCTGAATACTGTCTCCATCCATACAGCCTATATTCTTTGTGATAGGTTGTACTGCAATAGTACTTGCACTATTAATATTTACTAATTTATAAATACTGTTCTTACAGAAAATTATTAGATCATTACGAAAAGACTTTAAGCCTACTACTTGATCATCTAACTTTATACTTCCAGAACCGCTTGATGTAAAATCATCTATATCATCAGTACCACTATAATATATAGTATTTTCTGCTGTACCTGCTCCACCTACAACTAAATGTCTATCGTGTATTACACAATATTTAGGATAAACAACTCCACTTACTGTTATTTCTTTAGCATAAAATGTTCTAGTATCTAAGTCTCCAGTACCAGTCATTTTAAAATAAAAAGGTTTTATACCTGAACCTCTGTCTGTTATAATTAACTCACCGTAATCAGTATCGCCTTCGTAGTTTGCAAAAGTTGCTTGGCCTTGTGAAGTTCTTGCTGATGTACTTCTACCTCCAAACGTGCTATAGTTATCTCCACTACCTGATACACTTGCTCTATTTAATAATAACCAACTATCTCCGTCTTGGCTAAAGTATATGTTTGTTCCTGCACAAGCTATTAGACCATCTGCATATACTTGTAATCCTTTTATAGCGTTTGTGCTATTTGGTCTTGTTCCATCTCCAAACTGACTATATCCATTAATACGTCTATAACCGCCTTGTGTAGAGACTTCAAAATTCTTTAATTTTGTAGCTTCTCCTGGACTTCTTAATAATTCAAACTGGCTTGATACTTTATTCAAACCGCCTTGACAAGCTAGAGCAAAAGGTTGTGACTGTGCCATTTTATATTTGATCCGTTGACATAAACTTAGGAGTAGGATTCATAAGATTAGATCTCATTTGTCTTAATCCTTTTTTATAATCGTCTAGTGCAAAAGCCGAAGCTTGCGGATTATCTTTAAATTGATGCATATAATATCTAGCTCTTGCTAATAACACTGATTTATACATATCTGGAAATACTATAACATCTCCGTGTGCATCTAATGCTGTTGGTAAATCCCAAGCAAAAAACCATACTCTGTATACTTTATCTGGTATTGGACTTACTCCAAATTTTCTACCGTCAGGACTTCTAATAACAACTCTAGGTTCACCATACGTTTGTGTATCAGCATCATCTATATTCTCTGATGCTCTATAATGATCTTTCCACTCTTCTATTGTTGAAAACGATAAGTTTCTACTTGTATAAGGTGTCGAAGCACCACTTACTCCTATAGTTGTTAGATAGAAATCATCCCAATCTACAGCGCCATAATCAGTTGTAATTGAACTGGATGCTGCTTTTAATTCGTACCAACGAGTTCCTGCTACAGTCTCTACATATACGTTACCATAAAAAGGATCAGTAGCTCCGCTTTCACCAGTAGCTAGAAAAGACCATTGTGGTTCAGAACTTACAATATCGTTGTATGCTCTATTTACGCAATCTTTAATATGTGCTTGTACACCTATAGCACTTCCAAAATTTGCAGAAGTCAATACTACTTCGTTGGTTTCTCTCAGTAACTCATTAGTTAATTGTAAATATGTAGTAGCCATTATCCTTTTTGTCTGTTATAATTCTTTTGGGATTTTCCGAAAATCTTATCCCAATTCTTATTGTATGTTTCTCGTTGTTCACGAGTCATTCGACTTCCTGGTCGAACTAATTTTCTGTTGCCTTTATTTTTATTCTTTAAAATTACAGGTCTTTGATTTGTTCCAGTGTATGGCATATACTTTTATCCTAAAAATTAAGTATGGGGAAGATGAACATAAAATTCTCTTCCCGCATACCGTTTTGCTTTACGCTTAACTATTGATTAGTCAACTACATAAAAAGCTTTTACTAAAGCTTCGCTACGAAGAACGTCTGCACCATAAACGTGCAGTCCTCTAACGATGTCACCAAAACTGGAAGGATCACGAATGACCTCCGTTTGTGTGATAGCTTGAGCTGTAGCCGTAGAACTAATATGTCCAGCAATACATTTGCCTGTCGCATTTGACGTTGCAGCAATATTATTGGATTTATACATATTAAAACCACGTAGCTTTCCACTAGATACTAAGCCGTTGCGAAGTGAACCTGAACCTGCGTTATAGTCTACTGACATTAGTTTAGAACTAGATCTTGATAACTCTTCATAAAAATTAGGAAGAGCGCAAAACCATCTACCTTCTTCAGGGATGTTTTGATCATCTAGTAAACGTGCCATTCTTGCCATAAGGTCGAGGGCATCTACACCTGAACCATCAGAACCAAGCAAGTCTACAGAAGACGTTGCATGATCCATATTGGCAACAGTAGTTGAGCTATCCGAAGCGATAACATTATCGGGGGATGAGCTTGATACTCCAGCAAACATTTCAGCAAGTACGCCAGCATCAAATGCATCTTTCAATGCATAAGCAGCAGCACTAGAGGCTGCTTCTTTCCAATTCACGTGAGACATAGATTTCTCAATGTCATCAACTTTGAATTTGAAGGCGTTAGCTATATCAACAGTTAGGGTTTCTTCGGCATCAGTCAACTTCGTCTGTGTTACGTCAGCACCACGTTCATACTGATAAACAGTAATCGTTGGTTCTTTGACGATACGTACAGTATCTCCGAAAGCGGAAATGTCACCCGAATAATCAGTGTTAGTGATTGCTTCAGCAACCGAGGCTTTTCTAAAAAAGTTAAGTACCTTCTTGGAATAAACCTTCGGCATGAAGAACGAGTTAGTTTGTCCACTTACGGAGTTCGCAAAGTTGGCATCAGTATCAGTTGACGGCTCAAATAGAGCGTCTGATTGATTGTAAGCCATTTTATTTACCTTTAATTGTTAAAGATTAATATTATAATCGTACTCTACCTTCAGCCATAGCTAGATCTATCTCGGATTCGAGACGATCAAACTCATCCATAGGTAAAGATGCGATCTCCTCTTGAGTCCAAATTTTAGGCTCAGATGAAGCATCTATCGTTGTAGTCTTGGTAGATACCATATCCGCAGCCTTTGAGCTTGAACTCACAGACTTCTTACGAGTCTGTTGCTTCTGTGTTGCAGAAGTCAATCCTATATCTTGTTTAAATAAATCGATTGCTCGACTTGCTAAACGAACATTATTAGGATTGTTATAAACCCATGCTTGAATATCTTCTGGTTGAGATTCTGCCCACTGATGAAAATCATCACTTTCTCGAATAGCTGCAAAATCAGGATGCGTACTAAGCAATTCAGATTCTGCTTCTTTTCGTAAAGCTGCTGATTCTCTTTCTTGTAAAGACGAAATCTTAGAATTTAATTCAGAGACTTTGGCTTCACTTTGTAAGTGTGAAACAGTTTCAACCACGTCATAAACATCTGGATACTGAGCTTTAAATCTTTCAAGTTCTTCAACAGTTTTAGGAGCTTGGTACTCAGGTCTTAAAGCCGTAGCTTCTTGAATAAGTTCTTGCTCTCTGCTTCTAAACTCGTTAAGCTTACTATCGTAATGCTTTTTCAAGTCATCATACCTTTTTTTATAGTTAGGCTTTGAATAAGGTTTTGCTTTTACTACTTCTTCTTCTACTTGTTGGTCGCTCTCTTCCTTTTCAGGTTGTTGAGGTGTAACAAATAAACTTTCAGCAGTTTGCGTAGCCTTTGGCATAACATCTTCCGTATGCCACGATTTTCTCGCATTGTACGGATTAGGTACTGGTTCGTTTTGTGCTTCTTCCGCAGAAGCTACATTTTCATTTTCAGTCATTTTACTCTCCTTCCTTTGTGCTTACTATACCGAAGGTGGCTTATTCCAAGAACGTCTTCTAAATAAGTGCTTGCCTAAGTAAGGTGGCATCAAAAGGTCTTTTTACTTTTTTAAAGTTATGTAGAGTGCTGTTTGACTAGAACAGGTCGCTCTACGGTTATTAACTGGCGAATAAGCTTAAACGAGGATCTAAAGATCGCATAGCTTCTCTGTTTTTTTGTTTCATTTGAGCTTCCTTAACTAAAGGATTTTCTTTTTCAACAACAACAGAAGGAATCTTTTGCGTTTGTTCTTCGTCTTCCTCTGCTTCACTTACTACTCCACCAGTTTGTTTCATTTGCCTTTCTTCATCATCTGCTTCTAATTCAGCTTGTTCCATCATACCTTGTAGGTTATCAGGACCAATCTTATTAGCAGCTTTTGAAGTCATAACAAATTCCCCATCCGATAACCTTGCGGGTATCGAATCGGACATCTCAGTTCCTGGGCCTTCAACAGAACCAGAACCTGAAAATTCGGATGCTGTATCTACTACTTGGTCGAAGATCATACTTAGTCGATCATCTTGTTCAAGTGCAGTCAGCAAATATTCTTCGTCTTCGGGAGTCAGAGACTCGCCAATTATAAAATCTGTGTAATCGTCTTCCATTTGTTCGTCTGGAACCATAAGATCATCCATCTGATCTTTTACTTTATCTTCTTCATACTGTTCTATACCTTCTTCGGTATATTCATATTCTTTTCCATCTAGTTCAGGCATTCTCTTCTCCTCTATCTAAAGCTTCCTGTACTTGCTCTTTAAGCTGTTCCAACTGTACCAGAGAATTGATCTTCCCCTGGCAACGGTACATTTCCTGTTCCGATGTTACCACCACCAGTGCCTGTAGCTCCAAGCTCTTGCGGTTGTCCAGATGCTCCTTGAGCGCCTCCCATAGCATTCGGTTGTTCACCAGTGGCAGCAGCCTCTTCGCCAGTTCCTTGTCCAACATTGTTTTGCATTCCTATAATTTGTGCCATAATAGCCGCTTCCTCTGGATCATTGAGTATTTCATCGGGATCAAGATCCAAACTATATGCAAGTTCACTTATCAATTTAGAAATCTTAACAAATGGTGCAACAGCAGGATTTTGAGCAGTTTGTAAGAATGTAGTCAGTCTTTGGCTTCGTACTTCTTTCTGCATCAAGCTATTTGTTCCCATAGCGTTAATTTCTAAATCTCCCTCGATTCCTAACTTACCTTCCATAAATTGCATATTCCATTGAAAATATGATTCACCTAAAGGTTTAAGTAGAAAATCATCTAAATTCTTTACGACAGTCTTTATATTAAGACTAGCTGCACCTAATAGCATTGACATACCAGAAGCAGTTCTTGTCATACTTTGTACTCCTGTTTGTCCGTGTGAGTAACTAGGTATCCCTGTTTGTTCGTCTGCAAGTTGTCTAAACTTATCAAACATCATCATATTCTCTTGTGAAGTATTAGGAAACTTCAAACCATGTACTGCTTGTCCTGGCATTCCTGCTTGTCTTCGGAATATCTTTCCTGGATATATTTCCATTGATTGACCACCAACAAGTGCTGACTCGTCTACGTCAAATACAAGCGAACCAGCTAGTGCAAGATTATCAATTGCCATTCGTGCGTGTCCGTTCATTATCTGTTGAGCATCATCCATATTCTCAGCTACACCTATACCGAAGAAACTATAAGGGTTTCGCTCATAAGGAAAAGAATGATAAGGTAATCTATGTGGAGTAAATGGATTTATAACTATACGAAGAAGTTTACCATTACATATCCAAGCATTTACTTGGACTTCATCTAAATCATCTATACTGTCAGGAACATCAATTTCAGCTTGTCGTAAATACTCAGCATCCATTATTCCCCAATATTCTAAAACTTCGTATTTGTCTGAACCGTATTCTTTATCGTTTCCATCGTCACGTAGTTGAGTATCATAATACTTATCTTCGTAATTTGCACCCATCATTAAGCATTCGCGTATTGCATCACTGTCAAAGTAAGGCATCTTACGTAAAGCTCTCAACTGACTCTTGTTTAGCTTATGTCTATGGAATAAGTATTCACACTCTTCTATGTTAGTTGCAGAAGGATCAGGGAAAAAATCCCAAACACTAACAAACTCTATTCTAGGTACTCTAACATCTATAGGAGCATAGGTTCTTTCACCATCTTCCCCTTCATCCCAACGACTAAGAGTTTTATTAAAATTAAAAGGACCCTTAACAACTCCTGTTCCGAGTAGTGCTGATTCAAGAAGTGCATTCCTTATTTCAGAGGACCCGCTTGATTCTTCTATCTGATCGTGGATTAGTTTTTCCATGCGTCTTGCTGCCATCTGCGCAGGTTTAATCTCTAGCTCTTGAGGCATTGGACTTGTACCGTCAGCTAATATCTCTTTGGCTTCTTCTTCTAATATGAACTTTCCGTTGCTGAAGGTAGCACCAGCTTTAAGAGTTTTACCATCTCCTTCGTAGCCTACATCAAAAGGATTCTCAATTTCTGTTTCTTCTGCTTCTTCTTCTGCTGGCGCACTTGTTTCAATACCAGGAGTAGGATTTTGTGTATCTAAATGTGCAAACTCAGAAACGCCTTCAGGCATTTTAGTTTCTCGTACACCTATCGGGAATTTACCAGTTCCGAAGACTACATCTATAAGTTGTCCGAAAGACGCTAATACTTTAGTTTTAGTAATCTTTACAAAGACTTTAGACTTTTCAGATTCTCTGAACTTTATGTTTTTATCGTATAAGCCTCTGTAATTTCTGTAAGCTGTCAGCCATCTGTGTTCGTGAGGAATCCTTGCAGTCTCTGCATCTGAAAAACGATTCTGTATAATTCCTACTAAGTTGAGTTGTTGATCTTCTTCAAGTACTAGTTTCTTTCCTTCTTCGCCTTCAACATCTTCAAAGAAAGGACTATCTGAATTATCTATAAAGGTGTTTTCATTGTTATTGTTGTCTGCCATATTCTTTTAATATCCGAAATCTGGATCCGATGGTTTGTATATTGATTCTCTTTTTATTTGTCTAATTCTTTCTAGTGGATCAGTAATTCGCGGTCTACTCATTATTAAATAACGTAACGCATCGTATGCATGATCAGATGCATTCGTGTCTACGTCTTCAGGTCTAGTCTTACTCAACGGTATACTTTGTAGTTCTCGAATTAAATTAGGACAAGTGTTAAATATTTGTAATTTAGGTCGATTCCCATTATTCTGAACTTTCAAGTACTCGTGAATTTGGATTTTACCTTGTATTCTATTTTTATCTGCTCTTCTGAGCTTATGACCTAACTGCTGTAGTGTCTCACCAACAGTAGGTCCAGTTGTTCCTGTTCTTGCCCAAGCTGCTGTATCAAGCACTCCTTGAACAGAGAACGGATCTTCTACTTCCATTTCTGTTATTATACGACCTAAATCAAGACCTGTCAAGTTTTTTCTGTATAATTCTCTATAAATTACTAAAGTTCCATCACTTCTATCTACT